TGATTGATGCCGTGCCCGTTAAGTTAGTGACTGTGCCAGAGCTTGGTGTGCCAAGTGGCCCGCTATCATTTAACATGCGCACCCACGCGCCTGCGTGAGCAAAATACATCGCCCCATCTGCATGAGAGTGGGCTACAGCACCGTGGTAGGTAGTGGCACTAGGAAACGCAGCTTGGTTGGCGTAATAAAAAGGGATAACGCTACTGACACCAGGCGCAGTAATTGCACCATCGTCAGCAATGGTGACAAGCGAGTTTTGAATTAACTTGCCTGTTGTTAAATCAAAACGTGCAATAGCATTGTCTGTAGCAGAGGCAGGCCCCGCCACATCGCCGCTTGCGTTTGTTGCCCAAGAAGGAATACCGGATGTCACAGTCAACACTTGACCAGCCGTGCCAATAGCTAATTTAGACAAAGCCGTAGTTGTTGAGGCATATAGAACATCGCCCACCACATACGAACTTTGACCCGTACCGCCATTGACCGCTGCCAACGTACCGGCAAGCGTAATCGTACCCGAGCCCGTAATCGGCCCACCGGAAGTGGTTAACCCTGTCGTGCCACCTGAAACATCAACGCTTGTGACCGTACCCACGCCCGCTACAGATTGCCAAGTTGGTGCTGACGCACCGTTAGAGGTCAACACTTGACCATTGGTACCAGTTGCACCGGCTAACGACAAAGTCGAGTTAATGCGTAGAGTTGTGACTGTAGCAGCAGCGGCGGTAGTACCGCCAAGAATTAAGCTGTTGGCTGTACCGCCGGTAATAGCCACGGCGGTAGCGTTTTGAGTAGACATCGTACCCAAACCGGTAATGTCGGTGTTGGGGATGGTGGAAGACGCCGTCATGGCTGCTGTGCCGTTGCCCTTGACGTAACCCGTCAAAGTTACAGCACCCGTGCCGCCGTAAGGCACCGTAATGGTCGAACCATTCCAAGCACCGGCAAGCACCGCACCGGTCAGCGTAATGTTACGGAAGGTCGCATCGCCCGAGGCGTCTTTAACCGACATTGTGCCGGTAGCGGCGGGCACGGCAATTGTAAAATTACCGGACGCATCATCAGACGACAACGTAGTCGTGCCGCCTAGTGTACTGGCATCAAAAATTAAGCGGCTCATGGCAATCCTCTATTCGTAGACAACAGTTGCAGAAACCGTACCGCTAATCACCACGTTTAAGCCGTTATTAAAAAAGCTGCCGTCGTAATTACCCATTGGATAGTAGGTAGCCGCAACTGGCGTAAAAACACCAAACATTGTGGTTGCGGTGCCGGTCTGCACGTCATAAATGGTGATTGTGGGTGTGGCCGAGGCAGCACTTACAAAGATGCCCTTTATCTTGCCTTGGCCAACTTTGATCTGTTTAGACGCCGTGATGTAGGTGTAATTTGCCATGATATGCCTTACGAAAGAAATTTCAATTTATAAATCGTTCTTAAATATAACCCTATGATTTCATCAATCAAATTCTGTAAAGCCGAGTCATCTTTTCCACAAACTTCGTAGCGATATTTTTCAATATCTTTAAGTTGGTCTTCCAAAAACTCGGTAACATTAGCCGTCTTCTTAGATGACTGCAAAGTGATTGCACCAATCATGCCGTTGCGACCTTGGTAGGCTTCGGCAAAATTGTCAGTCAAACCAATGATGTTTTCATAGAACTTTTGCAACGCTTTGTGCTTGGAATAGCTGCGTGTATTTAGATGTACGCTGTGCGTGACATCGCGCGCTAGGAAAAACAACCCTACGAAATCATTGCACTTCATTGTGGTTGCTCCATCATTGGAGGTTGCATCTGGTCAGGTGGTGGCTGCATACCTTCAGGTGGCATCATGCCCTGATCCATAGGTGGCTGCATCATGTCTTGCTCCATAGGCGGCATCTCAAACTGCTGGCGCTGCGGTGCGCCGCCAATTAAGTCACCCGTATCCATTGCGGCTGCAACCGTACCCATCACAATGTCTTGGATTTGCTCAAATGTCATGCCCGCTTGAACGGCTGAGATACGCTTGGTTTCAGCATCAAAGGCTTTGATCTGCGCCTCATAGTCTTTGCGCTCAGACTCTTGGACTTCCATAGACTTAGCCACGTTTTGCAGCATGGTGTGCATCTGCTCCATCTCTTTAGCCATTGCTTGCATCTGCTGCTCGGCGGCTTGCAAGGCGGGGTCTTTGTCACCGTCATCCATGAGTTTTGGATCAATGGTCTTGGCAAAGCGTTTAGCCATCTCTTGCGCGCCAGGCCAATCCATGTTCTTAATGAACAGATCGCCCGCAACCGCCCACAGTTGGGGGTTGCCTTGCAACAATTGACCCATCGACTCCAACGCCTCTTGGCGTTTGGTCATGTAGCTTGGGCCGGTCGTAACCATCACGTCGTACGTTCCAACGCTCGGGTTGTAAATCTTGTCAATCTCAATACCGTTTTGGTCAACTATTTTCTTAACCGGTTCTTGCTGCATGGGGTCGATCTTGGCTGAGTCAGGCTCGCCGTCCTCGCCCATGATGCGGGCAACCCGCTGCGTGTCGTAAATCTTAGGCACTAAGCCAATGATTTGGCGTGTAATGTGGCGTACCGCGCGCGCCAAATTATCAACGTAGTGGTATGTGCCGGTATCAGCCTGACGCTCACGCGCCATGATAGCCTTGCCTGAACGCTCATTAGACGTTTGCCCAAGGCTAGAGTCATATTGCCCTGTTGTTGACTTAATATCGTCGCTAGCACCCGCCTTGGCTTGCAGCAAGCCACTTGACGCCATAGGGGGCTGCGCGCGTTGGGGGAGTGGTAATGCACCACCCGCGCCGTCCGTTACATCAGGGTTAACTTCAAGGTATGGCCAGTTGGTCGTGTTGGCAGTTTTCCATTGCGTTTCGTAGCCCTCAAACTGCCCGCCGTAGCCGATAAACGGTGCTTTGGGTGCCAAAGCGAGCATCTCTGCCTCTTGGCTTACCCAATAGTTGTACATCCGCTGTGCATCTTTGGCGTTACGCACAATGCCCGACACATGAATGCGCCCGTCAATCTCAAATTCGTTACCGACCACCCGCACAACCGGAATCCAATCACCTGCCCAATCGTTAGACTCTAGCACTTCAAAACCGTTGATTTTGCAATGCTTGACTTTTTTGACGTCAACAATACGGCTTTTGATTGGCTTCATGCCCATCTGAACCATTTGCTGATCTTCAGGCGAGCCCTTCATGGCACTAACATTTCCGTAGTAGAGATTTAGTGTAGCTTTTTCATGCTCTACGTAGTAATAATCGGCAATCCGAATAGTATCTACGCTTAACCACGGTGCGTAGGATTCATTTCCCACGCTTTGCGCTTGTAAGGACGACACGGGTTGTGCATCCGGAAACATCCGCTCAAAGTCTTCGAGCATCAAGTCTTCAGTCACAAAACACCATTGGGCGTCCGACCCACACGGGTCTTGGATCGTTGGATCCATGTAGACTGAGAATGAATTGCGAATACGCCCGATTTTAATATTCTGATCAAACGAATTGGGGTTCTCATACTCGGTAAGCAGCCGGATATAGCCTTCGCCATACGCCACTTGGTTCTCACAAGCGGTGTCGTATGCAACGTCCGCGTCAGACATATACTCAATGTGACGCACCATACCGTTAAAAATCTCAGCGACCTCAACATCCGCCTTGTCGTCAGCCGGAATTACTTTCCCACTTGGTCGATTTTGGCGTTGGTCGTTGGTGACTTGTCTGACGTGCTGGGGCAGCTTGTTAATAGTAAGGCAGGGGCGCGCATTGATGGTTTGACCTTGAACCGAGCCCCGAGTAGCCAACACGTCGGCTGGCCATTGGAATTGGTTGTCGGGGCTTGCTGCGTAGAATCGAAGATCATCAAGTTCATCCTCACGGCTATCAGAATAGGCGGCAATCGCCATTGTCATGCGATGCAATGCGGTTTCTATGATGTCTTTGTCTTTCATACCAATCCGATTACGTCCTTGTCTTTCATCAGGATCAAATCTTCATACTTGCGGTCAATGGTGCCGCTGTACATGACGTGATCACCTACGGCAACCATTAAGGGTCGAGTGCTGCCTTTCTTGCCCGTGCCAACCGCCACCACCACACCCGTTTGCGTATCTGTTTCGGGTAGGATTAACAACCCGCTTTGCACAAACGGGTCGGGACGCACCGCAATGTTGTCGTGTAGAGGTTGGATCATTTCTTTTTTGCCGTTTTTGCAGACTGTTTAAAGTCTTTGGCGGTCGGCGCATTCTTGCTGCCGACCTTGTTCATCTTTTCACCGCTACCAGCTTTGATGCGCTCTTGCTTTGCGTTGATATTTGCGTAGAGTCCAGGTTTAGCCATGATTAACATTTCCACCGTTTTAAAGAAGCCTTTGCACGTTCGCCATCTTTAGCATGGGCTGCAACCGCACCCATTCTTGCACAAAAGGACGCCTTGCGCCCCTTATCTGCTTCGGTCTTTGGATTGGGGGCGGGTGCCTTTAAGTTGCTACCCGTGGCGGCGTTGTATTTCTCACGCCCTTTGGCAGTCAACCCAGCGCCCTCTTTGACAGATAGCTTTTCGCCTCGCCCGACCGATAACGACACGGATTTCTTAGCCACTACGCCCCCATCCAAGAAGTTTGTACGCCGTTTGGCGAATAGTTGCGACTCTTAGGTTCTACATACTCACGGTGCGCGACAGGAAACGCAAACGTCACGCATATAGCATCTGCTGCATCAGGGGATGCTAACCCCCTCGCCCGCATATCCTTTTTAGACTCCAAAAAGATAGTTCCTTTTGAATCCGGCTTCATTACTGGTGATATTAAATCAGTTTTAAGTACTCTGTCACTAGGAATCGACGCGGTTTTAAGCCATTGACGCATATCACCCCACATTTGCGCCCTTAAATTACCATACATAAGCGGATTTTTGGATTTATTTCCAAAATTCACGCCCCTAATCTTGTATCGCTGCTCTTTTAAGCGATCCACCACGCCCCCGCCCACGCCGCCTTCGTCAATGACCACCAACGCGGGCTTATATTCCTCAATCGCCTCAATGACGTGCCCCACCACGGTCATCGTATCGTCGCCCTTAAAGCGTTTAATGCCGATAATGTCGCGCCCTTGGCGGATGGCGATGACCGTTGAGTCTGATCCGAAGCGCGCAGGGTCAACACCCACGATAATGGGGGCGGACAAGTCTTTGAGGCGGGCGCGACGCATGGCTTCGTCAACGATTGATGACGATATGAATTGATCGTCCCCCGCTGATGGGAAGTCACCGTAGACCTCAACCGCAGCTTGTGATGAGTCCGCACCATACTCGTCGATGATCTGCTGGTAGACCGCCTTGTCCGTACCCTCAACCGTTCTTGCGTCCACAATCTTGGTTTGCCAAAAGTCACGCTTAGAGTTGTGGCATTCGTAGAAGTAGCCGGTGTTGCGCCTCGGGTTTGAGAACGCCAACCAAAAACGGTTAGGCGTGTTCTCGGTAAAGAAGCCAGCAGTCACCGCCCAAATGGCGTCATCAATACCGGAGGCTTCGTCAAAGATTACCATCACGCCGTCGTAGTTGTGAACCCCTGCGTACGCATCAGGGTTCTCGCTTGACCACAGCCTGCCTTCCACCGACCAATAGCGTGTGCCTTTCTTTAGGTCACGCTCAACCAACTCAGTCATCCACTTAGCGGGCATAAGGCGTGTGGCGCTGACTTCAAACCAATGTGAGTTAAGTGACATGGCGAGCCACTTGGTAATCTCGGCCCAGGTGACCGATCGTAATTGGCTCTCCGAGTTTGCCGAAATAATGGTTGTCGAACCAATCCGTGTGGAGAGCATCCATAAGGTGAGCCAGCTAACAAGAGCAGACTTGCCAATACCACGGCCGCTTGATGTGGCCATTCTAAACGTGTCAAAGTCAATCTTGCCGCCGTTTTGCTTAATGTGGGCGGTCAAGTCAGTTAGCACCTCACGCTGCCATTTGCGGGGGCCGGTGAAGCCTTCTAATGGCGTACCTTTTTGACCCCAGGGGAATGCGTAAAGTACAAACGCTAGTGGGTCATCCTTGATCTTGGGCGACCAAAGCGCTGACATTAGGCGCATCTCTTCGGCGGCGCTGTACTGTGTCGTTTGCATCCGTGGGTTCCATATCTATGGTTAAACGCTGTTCGGCTTGCTCAAGCGCTGTGATGATGCTGATCTGTTGCGTGACGTCCACCTGCACTTGCTGCTTGGCAACCCAATCATGTTTGTGCTTTAGAAACTCCAACGCCATCTTAGCGTCGCCGCCCACGGCTGCGTCGTACACGACTTGCGACATGGTCGCCTCCGCTTCCGCACGGCCTTGCATGGCCGCTAACTCGACCACAGGGTCTAGCTGGCAGAGTTTACGAAACTCCTCGGGCATCATGCCAGCGCGGAGGGCGAGCGCGTCATTAGACAAGCCTAACTTCGCGGCTTCGTAGACGCGCAACAAACGCGACTCGGTGGCGCGGACTTCGCGAGGTGTGAAGTGTAGAGATAGCATTTTGCGATTGTAGGTCATGTAGGCAATTTATTATATAAAAAAATTTTGGTGGTGAACCCTCCGCTAGCTAGGGCTCCTTGCAGGGCCCTCCCCCCCCTACCCCCATGCTGCGCTGCACCATGCTAGCAGGCCCTAGCCGGCGGCCGGCGGCCGAGTGGTGCCATGCTAGCGGCCGAGTGCTACCGGCTGGCGGCCGAGTGTTTGGTAACCGAGTGCCTGGCGGCCGGCGGCCGACACAATGCGGGCCAAGTTATGCCAGGCTAATCGCCGGCGGCCGAGTGGTGCCGGCCATCAGCAAACGCCATTAAAATACAATACTAAGTTTCCCTTGAAGGGCAATGTAGGCACTTTTAAAGTGCCCACAAAGGTTGCAAGCTTGCTACGCTGCGTTTGCGCCAATTGTGCGACATATAATAAGCCTGTATATATATACAGTATTTTATAAAAATATCTCATTACACATTTACTATTACCTTTATTACCCTACAAAGCTTATAAGCCAATAATTTATAAAGCATTTTTTGTAAGCACTTCGCGCCCTTTTGCGTTACCTTTCGACTACCCTTAATTGCCTACACAATGTCACATAGTGGACTATTATTTAATTACAATGCTAGAAAATCCTGTACACTGCAAGTGTAGTAAATCAAACCCCTAAACTTTAAGGTAAACGAAAATGAACATTGAAACCCTCTACACTCAAGCGCGCGCAGCAGGATTATTGGCCGCTCAGGCCGCGCAAGTAACCCCAATGATCGTCAACGCGCACGCAAACCCTCTCGACGCCAATAGCGAGATAACGAAGCAATATTTTGTAGAAGATGGCGTTTGTGGCTTTGCTAGCGTTGTGGTTAAAAACGTGAAATTCGCCAATGGCCTTAAAAAAATGAACATCGGCCGTAAAAACTACGGTGGTGGCTATTGCATTAGCGTGCACGATTTCAACCAAAGCCTAACGCGTAAAGAGGTTTACGCGCGCGCATTCGCTGACGTGTTACGCGCCAATGGCGTTGACGCGTACGTTGATTCACGAATGGACTAAAACTCGGCCCGCGCAAGCGGGCCATAACTATAAGGTGTTCGACATGACTAAAAAACAGGAAATTATCGCGCGCTTAGCGTTTTGGTTAGGTTTCGCCGTTGTGGCTTTTGTTTATATGGATATTGCGCTAGATATTTTAGCTAATTAAATCTCACTTCAATAAACTTCACTAAGGTAAAAAATAATGAAATACTCTTGCGTTAACTCATATCAAGTGCACTTAACACCAAAATCATCCAATGTTAAAACAGGCCCAATACCGGTAAGCACTACCTCACGGGCGACGTGCCCTGACGTGTGCCCGTTTAAAAAGGCCGGATGCTATGCTGAAAATTACGGCCTTAATTTTCTGTGGAATCGCGTAGACGCGGGCACGGCCGGTACCAATTGGCCCACATTTTGCCACGCGATCGAAGCGCTACCACCGGCCACGCTATGGCGTTATGGCCAAGCCGGCGATTTGCCTAACCAAGCGGGCCATATCGACGGCGAAGCATTCGGGCATTTAGTGCAAGCAAATATTGGTAAACGCGTTATTGCTTACACGCATTGCGATCCGTCATTAGGAAATAACGCGCTTTACATCAAGGGCGCTAATAATTGGGGTTTTACTGTAAACCTTAGTGCTAACACTCTAGAGCACGCCGACGCGCTTGCGGCCCTTGATATTGGGCCCGTGGTAGTGGTTTTAGATTCTACCCAAACCGAAAACACCACCACGCCGGCCGGCCGACGCGTAACCATTTGCCCAACGTACACACGCGACGATATAACGTGCCAAACGTGCGGGTTGTGCGCGATAGCAGATCGTAAAACCATTATTGGTTTTCCGGCTCACGGTACCGGCACTAAAAAGGCCGAACAAGCAATAACACTCTACCGCGCGCAAAACGCGTAAACCAATAGGATTATTCAAAATGCTAAACACTTTAGAATTTTATTTTGATATCGGCAAAAAAGTCGCCGTGGCCCGTAATGAGCGCGATGAATCGCGCGCAATATTTGAAATGGACTATCTTAGGCGCGCGCTAGGTGTCGAAAAGCGCGACGATAAACCGGCGGCCCGCGCGGCCTATGATGCCGGTTTTAAAGAGTACCGTAACGTGCCGCGTGTGGAGCATTTCAGATGAATACAACATTTGAGCGCGACGGGTATCAATTCGAACCGTCGCCGGTGGTTTATTTTACGGGCCCCGACGGCCGCGCCCGCGCTATGCGGCCGTGGGCCGTCTATCGGTTAAACGAACACGGTTATTGGATTCACTTAGGTACTCGATTTTATTCACCACGCACACTTAAAAAGGATATTCGATAATGCTTAACCATATAAAAACCATACGCGCCGGCGAGCCAGGCTTTTTAACGCCAACCATGCGAAACACAATAGACGTACACGACGATCAAAAACGCTATATCTACGAGCGTCCCCCGCGTTTCACGGGCGCGAATCGAAAGGATTGGAAGATTACCTTGGCCGTGGCGTTTAACGCTACGCGCGTTATCGGTTCCGGTAGTGTTTTTTACATTGTGAGGGACTAACCATGAAATACTTTATTTCTGATTCACAATTTGACCGGACCGATTCGGACGCGCCGGATAGTCAATTGATTTTTGACGCGTTAGACGACGTACGCGACGAATTGAACCCCGAAACGGTATGGGCGCACAAGGGCAATTATTCACTATGTTTTTGGATCGACGACGAAAACCCAAACCAAGTATTTTGTAACGTGTTTGTTTTGGCAAACCCCGACGATCCGAACAACTCGGATACGCTAGATTATTCCTATTATTTTGAAATTGAGGTAACAGAATGAGATATAAAACAGGCCAAACCGTAGACGTGGGCGACGTGGTACACGTCAGGAACCGCGCTTATACCGTTTATTCAATCAGCGACACGGTAACCCTGCGTTCTATGTGCGAGCGCGGGTACATCAAACGCGTATTTCCGGCCGACATTGGCGCTTATATCCCACGCCTACACCCCGTATTCGCGGGGTTGATGCCCTTATGATGACTTACTCGCTAGTCGAAGCCGCCGTGGTTATTCTGCTAATCCTAGTATTTGATCTATAACCCCCACGCAACCCCCTTACAACCCGCTTAGGCGGGTTTTTTTACCATCTTAAGGTTAGTGACAGCGGCCGCAGGGGTTCCGGCCCGTACGGCCGTATTTTCGGCCATCGCGCGTAATTCGGCTTTTTTATGGCCCACCATATCAGGCGCGCAATAAACTTGCTTTTTGGTGGTCAAATCACGCGTGGCCAAGCGCCCACAATCAAACCATTGGCACTCAAGCAACGCGTGCAATAGCGCGCCTTGGCTGACCTTATAGGTGCCTGGCGCGTTCAGGGACAACGTGTCACAAATAACGTGAAACGGCGACGCTATCACGCCACCGGCGAACACGCCCACGCGGGCCTTGATTAAATCGACTAGATACGATTCGTTTGCACTCATACCCTGTTCGACCAAAGTCAACTTAAATTCGGTGACAGGGGGCGCGGCCGAAGGGTTAAACGCCGATACGTCGCGCGCGTACAGCCACGCCGCGCACGCGGCAACACCACCACGGGCAAACCACGCCCAAAGCCGTTGACTATCCTCGGGCGTCATACGGGCCACATTTGAACTCAGGGCAAACCAACGACGGTCCTGCGAATCAAGGGTAATTGGGACCGCGTCATTAGAAAACGCAATGACTAGGCACCTATTGACCATGTCATAAGGTTTCAGGCCCTTACGGTTGATGCTCAAATACTCGGGGGGCGCGGCGATAATCGGCTTTAATTTATTGGCCAAGGCTCGGCGGTCGCGGGCGTCGGGCTCGCGTAACTCATTCAATATCAGTATCTCGCTCTCAAGCGCGTAATTGAACTGCGAGTTCATGGTGTCAGAATCTAGCAGCCCTCGGTTAACCGCGTTGGGGCCGCAAACGGCCTCAATAAACGGGTGATACATCGTATCTTTACCGATACCTTGGGGGCCCTTGTGTAGCACCGCGTGGTTGATTTTGCGTTGGGGGTGTTGCAACTTAAACGCCATGACATCAAATATGTGATTAAGCGATACCTCATCGGGCACCAAATGCCGGCAATGGTTAATCCACGGGGTCACGTCGCCCGCTATGGCCACGGGCCGAGCGTCGCGCCAACGGTTGCCGTACACGTCGCCGCCTCGGGACACTAGGACAGTATCACCCGCCGCGTACGTTATCCCGACTAACGCGGGGGCACCATTCTCTTGGCGCAGTTCATCAAAGCATACGGAGGCCTCAATATGTCGGCCGGTACGAATCGACTTGCAAATAATGTGCCGGTACAGCGCGTTAAACGTGCCACGCGAAATTTCACGCCGATCTTGCATATCAAAGTACGAATCGTCGGATTGAATGTAGGCAAAGCGGGCAAACCACTCGCGCTTTTGTACGCGCCCGAGTTCGCGGGTTTCAATCTCAACTTGACGTTTTTTAACGTCATCGGGGAAAGCAAGGGTGGGGGCGATAATCGAGTAGGTCTTGGCCATGACTGACGCGAGCAACTCATCGCGCAAACCTGGCGCGGCGCTCGGGCCCCCTTGGCCCTCGACCCATTCAAGGAAGATGTGGCTGTCCAATTGCAAGCAATGCGAGTGAAGGCAGCAATACGCCCTCATCGCGGGGTTGTAGCGCCCTTGCGGGTTGCCGTCGGTATGTTCGTGACTGTTGGGGCAAACGACACCCGCCCAGCCCTCAGAGTTCGGACGACTGATAACAAGGCTGTTCTCGGCCAACCACGCAAAAATCGTGTCGGTGCCGTCGTCGTCTATCTTAATCGGTTTGTATACAGACTCAACGGGGCCCGACGTGACACCGAACGCCCCCATGATCTGCGGCAAACTAAACTCACGCTCGGGGTGAAACTCGGTTAACACCGATTTAAACCCGCCACGGTCGGGCTTGAGGTTAACGCTATCGGGTATCCTAAAATTGCGTACGGCGTTGGTCGCGCCCTTGTCCGTGAACCCTGCCTCGGCTATGGCCTTGATCGCGGCCGAGAACAACTCATGTTTGGGTTGATCGTCTAAGCTGAACGTATAACCCCATTGGAAATTGTCCGGTGAGGTTTCCATCTTCCAAGTGGGCTCAAGCGGGGGTGCTTTGCTTTTGGTGCCCACATCATCAAGCACCAAGAATGCAACATGATCGCAGTTGTGGATTGATGCGCTTGGTTTGCTCTTAAACCGATCAATGACAAATGATGCTGTGTTGGCGTACCACGCCCCGCCTTCTTTGTATTCATGGGGGTAATAGGCGGGCCATGTCGCCTTGATTGTGCCATCGGCGTGTTGTTCTTTTCCAACAGGGCGCTGCTTGACTAATAGACAGGTTTCACCCTCGGGGGCTTGTTTACTGATAAACTCGACAAAGTTCATGTAATACTCCTAGTTGTTTTGAGCCTCGGCACCCACCGAGGCTTTTTTTTACTTGCCGTATCTAGTCATTGTTTGAATCTCAGCGTCTAACGGCAAACCTTGCGCCCATGCGGGCGGCGTACACATAACCTCTCTTAACCGCTTAGTGACCTCTTCAGGTTGATCTGTTTCGATAACGATTTCGTCATGGATGTGCAAGACGACATCATCAAGTTGGCGAAGGGCGTGGCGCAAAACGTCGTTGGCACACGCTTGGGTAATGTTTTCACACGCAAGCCCACGCCACAACCTTGCGCGTGGCCATTCGCGGGCGTCAACGGCTGGCTTCCATGCTGCTTTGGCGTAGCTAATTCCATCTTCTTCTATTTTTGCGAATGGGTAGCAGAGGATGCGACCCGAGGGTAAAGCGTACCATAGATGCTGCCCATCAAACAGGTAAGTGACACGCCCTGCAACGATTTCTTTGTTCTTATTTCGCATCGCAATCATGTAGCCAGTTTCCAAATCTTGCCAGTACCTGACCGCCCATTGGTTTGCGCGCCGCCATGCGTCAACGGTGCGCTGTGCGTCCGACTCGGTCATGGTCAACCCGTATGCTCTGCCCATTGCAGAGAACGCACCAATACCCCCACCAAACCCGCAAGCGAGGATTGCAACCTTACCAATCTGACGCTGATCGGGGGTGACTTCCGACTCGGGTATCTTGTACATCGCAGCAGCTTCACGCACATAAATGTCGCGGCCCGATCGGAACAC